GGTGGGTCTCTATCGGTTCCGCATCAGCCAGGACGAATTCATCGCGTGGTGCGACCGCGTGAAACAGGACGCCGGTTTTGACAAGGAAAGCGTGCTCAAGGAAATCCGCATCCGCCTCGGACTATGAAAATCACCCTGGAACCCATCAACGCTGTTAGGCCATCGACCTACAATCCCCGTTCGGCCGATCCGGCGCGGCTCGACATCATCGAGCTGTCGTTGCGCAAGCTCGGCTTCATCGCGCCCATCTTCGCCGACACGGATGGCGAGATTCTGTCAGGGCACCAACGGCACCTTGTCGCCCACCGCATGGGTGCCACGCATGTCCCGGTGTTCCGGACCAAGGCGCTCGATCTCGACCAGCGCAAGGCGCTCAACATCGTGTTCAACCGGGCGACCAATGATTTCGATTTCCACCACACCCCCGGCAAGGTCACCCGCGACTTGGAATCGCTCGACCTAACCAAGCTCGCCGAGGGCATCCCCGACAAGCCGGTCGGCAGTGACGGATTCCTTCGCTGCCTCAAGCCCGCGGAAGTCGCGGTGAAGGATCTCTGCAAGGTCAATTCCGGCCGCTGGCTGCAATACGCCCGCAACCTCGCCAATACCCTGCATCGCCAGGGCATCCTCATGCCGCTCGTCTGCCGCGAGGATCTCACGGTCATCAATGGCATCGGCCGGTTGGAAATGCTGGCCGAGAAGGGCGCGGCGTTCGCGCCGGTCGTGTTCGTTACCGACCAGGAGGCCGAGTTCGCCCGGGCCATGATGAACCTGCTGTCGATGGACTTCGACATCCACACCCGCTACGCCGACATGCTGCGGTTCAATTCATTCCGGCGGGCGCGGCGGGTGCGGCGCGAGCTTGGCAACGGCTTCATCTTCGCCACCCATGGCGCGAAGCCGTGCAAGACCTTCGACATTGCCAAACCCGCCGACCGCGCCCGCTGGACCAAGGAACACGGGAACACCATTCTTGATTTCGGGGCCGGCCACCTGACCGAAACCTTCCTGCTGCGTCAGGCGGGCATCGACTGCACGCCCTTCGAGCCCTACCGGCTCGGTCCCGGCGGCATCAACAAGGCCGAGGGCGTGGAACTCACCCGCGCCTTCCTGGCCGAAGTCGCGGCGGGCAAGGATTGGACCAGCATCTTCATCGCCAGCGTGCTCAACTCCGTGCCGTTCCGCAAGGACCGCGAGCACATCGCCTGCCTGTGCGCCGCGCTCTGCCGCCCGTTCACCAAGGTCTATGCCTGCGCCTCGTCGGCGGGTGAGTCCGGCTGGCGGCAGGTCAACGGCAAGGCGTTCATGAACGAAAGCAACGCGGGCAACATCGCGTTCCGCCTCGACTATGAGCCAGGCATCCGTATCGGCGACTTCCAGGACAAGCCCAAGGTCCAGAAGTATCACACGATCCCCGAGTTCCGCGATTTGTTCGGCCCGTTCTTCCGCTCGGTGAAGGTCGATGACTTCTCCAACAACATCAACGCCGCCTGCGCGTCGGCGCGGCCCGTCGATCCGGCGCGACTCCGCGCCGCCATCGAGTTCGAATTCGACCTACCCTATCCGGACGGCAGCCGCATGGATTTGGTGAAATGCGCCATGGACTCTTTCAGCCAACGTCTTCAGATTACCCTATGATCATCCTGCTCGACCTCAACTATACCCTGGTGGCCAACTCGCCCAAGCACGGCACCACGCCCGAACGCATGGAGAAGCGCCTTGCCGGTGAGCAATACCGGCAATGGCTGGTTGAACTGGTGCGGCCGCATATCGTGGTGCTCATCACCGCAAGGCCCGAGACCTGGATGCTCAGGACGCTCGACCGGATAGAATCTGAGACCGGCTGGCGGCCGCAGGACGCGTGCTTCGCCCCGACAGGTTGGTGGAATCCTCCGGCGATCAAGGAGCACCTGCTGAAAAAGGACGTGTTCCCGATCCACGGTGAGCACGCCAGCTACATTGCGATTGAAAGCAATCCCCGGACCCGCGAAATGTATTCGCGGTTTGCCATCCCGTGCTTCTGGGTGACCGAAGAGGGGACCTGCCTCCGCAATGCCACGCGACTCGTGAAGCGGCTGCCGCGTTGACATCCGGGCCGGGGCATGAGTGACACCGATCATGTGATGCCCGCCGGCCCTTGGCAGTTCGACAAGCAGGTGACCGATGTCTTTGACGACATGCTGCAGCGGTCGATCCCGCAATACAACGCGATGCGGCTGGTGACCTTCGAGGTAGCCAACCGGTTCGTCCAACCTGGCACGGCGATCATCGACATGGGCTGCTCACGCGGCCAGGCGCTGCTGCCGTTCGTTTCCAACTTCGGCGCGGCCAACGACTATATCGGCCTGGAGATCAGCGAGCCGATGATCGAGGCGGCCCGCAGCCAGTTCACCGGCCACCCGCACGGTGACCGTGTCACCATCGCCCGTGCCGACCTGCGCCACGAGTTCCCTACCGTGACCTCCAGCCTCGTGCTCTCGGTCCTGACGCTCCAATTCACCCCCATCGAATACCGCCAGCGGATCATCCGCCGCGTGTTCAACTCGCTGGCGCCAGGCGGCGCCCTCGTGCTGGTCGAGAAGGTGCTCGGTGCCACGGCCGAACTCGACGAGGCGTTCGTTGAGCTATTCCTTGAGATCAAACGGCAGAACGGCTATTCGCAGGGCGAGATCGACCGCAAGCGGCTCTCGCTCGAAGGCGTCCTGGTGCCAGTGACCGCCCGGTGGAACGAGGAGCTTTTGCGCGAGGAGGGATTCGCGGCGGTGGACTGCTTCTGGCGGCACCTGAACTTCGCCGGGTGGGTGGCGCTCAAGCCATGAGCAAGTCCAGAACCAACGACGAGGGCAGGCAGGTGCTCGACCCGGAGGTCGCGGGGAAGATCCTCGACGCCGATTTCCAAAATGTCGTGAAGAAGGTTGCGGCGGGCAAGCCGTTGACGGTGGCCGAGCGTTCGCGAATCGAATCATTGGCCGCAGGCAGTAGCGAATCGCTTGCCTATGCCAAAACACTGGTTGAACTGGCGGCGGTGTTGGGCGTGACGCGCCGCACGCTCACCACCTGGCAGAAAATGGAAGGCTCACCGAAGCCGCTCTCCAATGGGCTGTGGCCGGTCGCCGACTGGCGCGAGTTCGTCCGCGTGCGTGGGTTGAAGGCGGGCAAGGTTCCGTTGGGCAACGAGGAGGCGCTCAAGGCCCGAAAGCTGCTCGCTGAGGTTGAGGAACGGGAACTGCGCATCGCGGTCAAAAAGGGCGAGTATGTTCCGCTCTATCAAGTCCGCACCGAATGGATCGGCCTCGTCGCCCAAGCCACTTCCATCCTCCGGGCCAAGTTTGAAAACGAGCTGCCGCCGATCCTATCCGGTCTCGACGCCACCGGCATCCAGAAGGAATGCCGAAAGGCGATTGACGAAGTTCTCCGCTGTCTCCACGAATCATGAAAGCCCTCAAGGAAATCTGGCGCGAAGCGTGGCAGCCGCCCGACCGTCGGCCGCCGTGGGCGTGGTGCGAGGATCATGTCGAGGGCATCCCGTATTCGCCCAACCCCGGCCGCTTCCGCTCGGAGAACTCGCCCTGGATCCGCGAGGTCATGGAAGCGCTTGTCGATCCGCGCATCCGGCTTGTGTCCATCATCGCGTCCGTCCAGTCATCCAAGACCACGGCACCCGAACTCACGCTTTGCTACATCATTTCCAACCTTCCGGGCCCGACGCTGTGGCTTGACCAAACCGACGAGGATGCCCGCGACTACTCCGAGGCGCGGCTTCAGAAGTTGTTCGACCAATGCCAGCCGGTGGCCCGCCTCATGCCCACCGGCATCCACCGCCACAAGCGCAAGAACAACGCGATCCACTTCAACAACGGCATGGTGCTCTGGATTCTGGGTGCCCACAACAAGACCAACCTGCAGCGCCGGTCGATCCGCTGGTTGGTCGGCGACGAGACCTGGCGCTGGCCCGAGGGGCACATGGCCGAGGCCGAGGCCCGCGTCACCGCCTTCGGTTGGCTTGGCAAATGCATCTTCATGAGTCAGGGCGGCGAGGAGGATGACGACACCCACCGCAAGTTCCTAACAACCGACCAGCGCGAGTGGATGTTTGCGTGTCCCGAGTGCGGCCACCGCCAACCGTTCAAGTGGGAGCGCGTCGAGTGGAGCAAGTCGGCCCGCGATGAATTCGGCGAGTGGGATTTTGACGAGGTCCGGCGCACCACCGCGCTGCGGTGCGAGTCATGCAACCACTACTTCGAGGATGGCGAACGGACCCGCCGCGAACTCAACGCCACCGGGGCCTTCGTCGCCAAGAATCCCAAAGCATCCAAGGAGAATGTCGGATTCCATTGGAACGCTCTGTGCGCGATGAGCTGGGGCCAGCTCGCCGAACTCTATCTGCGGGCCAAGACGGCGGCTCGCAAAGGGGATGTGAGCTTGCTCCAGCAATTTTACCAAAAACGCCTTGGTTTACCGTGGCGTGAATATGTCGAGGATTACAAACTGGAGATCACGAAGTCCGGCTACAAACGG